TCCTGTAGATGCTTTTGGGTTAGCTAAGTTGGTGAACCCCCTGAACGTCCCCAGATTTGCGGGAAGGTGGCGAGACTTAGTAATGCGGAGAATATCACAATTTAAATATGTTCCTCGGATAGAAGCAAAGGATTTGGTATACAAAGCTCTACAACCAGCTATTCGATACACAAAACAGGAATGTTTGGACTTACCAGACATTACGTATAGCACTAGAGATGTAGCTTTAACTGCCCAACAGATCAAATACTATAAATTAATGAAGCAAAAACTTATCGTTAATGCCGCAGGGGAAGATATAACTATGGTTAATGCCGCAGCAGCTATGAATAAACTGTTGCAGTTATCGGGGGGTACGGTTTATTCCGATGAGGGGGAAATTATTACCTTTGATGCTTCCCCTCGCATAAAAGTATTAGATGAGATAATAGCGGAGTCTTCCCATAAGGTGATTGTGTTTGTCCCTTACCGACACGCTATATTAACGGTGTCTGAACATTTACGAAAATCAGGGATGACATGTGAGGTCATAAATGGTTCTGTAAGTGCTAATAAACGAACTGAGATATTTAGAAGTTTTCAGGAAAAGGAAGACCCTAGAGTATTAGTTATCCAACCTCAAGCCGCTTCACATGGAGTTACCTTACATCGGGCGGATACAGTCGTATACTGGAGTCCTGTCATGTCAGTGGAGACATATTTGCAATGTAACGCTAGAGCCCACAGAGCGGGGCAGAAGAATCCGGTTACAGTTATACATCTACAGGGAAGTGAAGTAGAGAAGAGAGTGTACAAGATGCTTAAAGATAAAGTGGATATTCATTCAAATATTGTCAATTTATATAAAGATATGTTATAATTAAATATATGGCAGTAAATAGTCATAATATGTGTTTATTTTTAATGAGTTATCTAGGAGATAATTATGGAAAAATCTGGAGTTTCTGCTGATGCTCTTGTTAAAACGTATGTAAATATACGCTCCAAACGAGAGGAATTATCCAAAGAGTACGATACAAAAGACAGCGAGTTGTCTGCTCAACTGGATATGATTAAGCAAGAGTTATTAAAGTTGTGTGCTTCTATTGATGCAGACAGCATCAAGACAGGTAGTGGAACGATTACTCGTACTGTACGAACTAAGTATATGACAACCGATTGGGAGTCTGTGTACGAGTTTATCAAAGAGCATGATGCAGTAGAGATATTAGAGAAGCGAATACATCAAAGTAATCTTAAATCTTTAATAGAGGAAAACCCTGACTTACTACCTAAAGGTATGAACTGTATTAGAGAATATGCAATTACAATTAGGAGATCGAGATAATGGCAACAGTTTATGAGACAGAAACGAGCGATACCCAAATTCTGGTTTCTATTCAGCGAGTGGCTGAGTATTTGAACGTAAGTGTATCTACTGTAAGGAATCTTATACGAAGAGGGCAACTCCCCTATGTAGTCGTAGGAGGTATCTACAGATTTGACTTGGAGGAGATTAAAAATAACCTGAGGGATAATACATCGGAAAACCAAAGAAATATATCTAGACGGGGGGATCTGAAATCGAAGGAAGTCGTGGATGAAGAAGATACTGTTACGGAATAATCAATTTATTACCTCTGAAAACGGGAAGCATGACCCCGCTAACAATACAGATGTACATAGATGGTTAATAGTTGGAGTTTCAGATACTATGCATAGGGCGTGGTTTAGGGAGAAGATGGATTATGCAGATTCACCTGACTGTTGGAGTAGCGATGGGGTTAAACCCGATGCGGAAGTAGATGTTGCACCTAGTGATTCCTGTTCAAAATGTAGGTATGATATAAAAGGGTCAGGGGATCATAATTCCAAAGCCTGTAAGTACAGTATAAGATTAGCTGTAATGTTGGAGGGGGACGAAGATCACAATTTATACCAAGTTATATTATCTTCTGCCTCTATATTCGGGGAAGGCAGTATAGGAAAACATCCCTACCAAGCCTACGTGAAACATTTGAAGAAATATAAATTGGGAGTTACCCATGTAGTAACTGAAGTTAAATTTGACACAGAGCATTTTACCCCTAGAGTTTTGTTTCGTCCTCTACGGGCAGTCACAGAGGAGGAGTATAATGTACTATCTATAGCTAGGGGGTGTAGCAAAGTAAAAGAGTTGACAAAATTAGTAGTTGTAAAGAATACTGACCTGCGATTTTCTGAGATTGTAGATCATGTATAAAACCAAAAATTTTAATTAAATAGGAGAAGTGTTATGGCACAAGCCAAGAAATTATTATCGGAGCCTCGTAACTTTCGCATGAATAATGTGGAGCTTAATTGGCCCAAATTAGTCAAGGCTGTCAGTCCTTTCGGCACAGAGCAATGGGAGCTTCAAGTTGCTACTACCGACAAGGCTGTAGCGGATGAGTGGGAGGCAAACTACTTTAATGTAAAGCACGATGCTGAAGCAGGTAAGTACACAGTTAACCTTAAGCGGAAAGTACACAGAGCAGATGGAACTGAAAATAAACCTGTGCGGGTAGTGGATGCTTCGGTTAAGCCAATAGATGCTACTAATTTAGGAAACGGCTCTATTGGTAACGTACTAATATATCAATATCCTTATGAAACTGCGGGGCGTACTGGAGTAGCTGCATCGTTAACAGCAGTCCAAGTAGTTAAATTTGAGGAGTATACAGGTGGGGGCGAAGACTTTGATGTTATAGATACGTCTGATGCCCTTGAAGAGCCCACTAAGCGTCCTAGTAAAAAAGATAAAACACCACCAAAGAATGTGGGGGACGTAGTAAAAGATTGGTCTGAAGAGTCTGACGACTAATATTGAATGTGTAAGGGTCTTGAGGGGGGTTTGTTAAATGCATCTCCGTGTATCCCCTTCGAGATTCTTGCATTTATCTAGGAGAGGTTAAATGAGTTATTCTAATAAAAGTTTAGGCCAGCGTTTAGGGGATTATTGTGTACAGGCAAGAATTACAGTTACTGATATGTCTGTGTTACTAAATGTATCTAGGCCCACATTAACATCTTGGTTTGACGGATCTACTTCACCTACTCAGGATGTACATATACAAAAAGTTAAGATTTTATTAGCTATCATTAATAGGATAGAAGGGAGCCAGGGGCGTGGAAGCTGAGGAGTTTTTAAACTACGTATCCCCTGATAATAATGGGGATATATGCTACAACCTGACCTGCATAAGTAAAGATAAAGGCATCAAACAGTATTTTTACAATACTATAGAGGAAGCCGCAAAGGAAGCGGTAGCGTTTAGCAATAAAAAATTAGACGTTTATTATGGGTTTGCGGGGTTTGATTCACAGGTTTTGGAGCGGTATAAAAAAGGTGAACGAAAAAACCTAAGGACAGCTGATAATGCTAAGTCGTTTAAATGCCTTGCTTTAGATATAGATGTAGATGAGAGTGGCACGAAGATTAACACCTACAAAAGTCTAGAGGAAGCTAGGAAAGCCTTAGAGAAATTCCTTAACGACAATAACCTACCTATGCCTTTAGTGGTGAGTTCGGGGCGTGGGTTACATATATACCAAGTTTTCAAGAACACTATATCGTATGATAAGTGGCGTAAATTATCTGTTACGTATAAGAACCTAGCTATATCGCAGAATCTGATAATAGATCCATCCGTAACCGCAGATGCTGCACGTATACTAAGAGTTGTCGGGACATATAACTATAAATCAGATATAGGGCTTCCGGTTCTTGTACTTAGTGAGGGGGATGACCCTAGAGCATACACATACTGGAAAAATAAACTAGATGTAAGTGGCACAGAAACAGTAGTAGAAGAAAAAGAAGAAGAAACAGTGGCAGAAGAACCACCATCGAAATCTAACGATGCACCTTTAATAGCCCATAATATTATAGGACATAAGGACGATGAACTTGCTTCTACTGTTAAATATAGTTGGAAGATAATAAAAGAAAGTAGAAACTGTCAGCAAATAAACTTTATGTACGACCACAAAAATGAGGTATCAGAGCCCCTCTGGAGATGTGGTACGGGGGTAGCGGCATTTTGTATAGACAGAGATTTTGCGATACATGATTTATCTAAAGGGTACGAAGGGTACGATCCAGAGGAGACTGAGAAGAAAGCAGACGGTGTTAAATACGGCCCTATTTCTTGTTTAGAGTTTGAAAAGCAAAACCCAAACGGGTGTAAGGGGTGCGAGTTTAAATCAAGAAGAGGTGGTAAAGGCCCACTTAAAAGTCCTATTCTTTTAGGGGCGACAGTAAAGCAAGTTGCTCCTGAGGAGCGTGTTGTACTCGATAAAGACACAGGTATAGAGAAAAAAATATCAATGCCTAAGGATCTACCAGATGGGTATATTAGGAGTGAGAAAGGCATATTTAAAATACGTGAAGGTGACTTACCTCCTTTAGCTATATATCCTGATGACTTCTGGGTGCAGGAACGTCTGTATAGTCGGGTTGATGGTCATATGATTAGTTTAGTTCATATATTCCCACACAAGAATGATGGTATAGAACAATGGGTTATGCCTTATGATTTTAAGAACCATGTTAGCGAGTTAAGTAAGCATGGAATAGTAATGGCTACTAAGAAAGAAGAAAACTACATTATGGAATATATAGCAGCTTGGATTAACAAATTAAAAATAGAAAGAGCATATGGGCAAGCGTATGTCCAGATGGGTTGGCAAGATGGGCGAGTTACTGAAGGGTCTAATAATAATGAAATAGAATTTCACACCTCGTTTATTTTAGGTAGGAGAAAGTTTACAGCAGGGGGAGTTGCGGAGTTACCTTTTGAAGAAGACATTGATAAATT